GGCAATACCATCAATATCAAACGCCCTCCACGCTTTACATATCGTGATGGTCGTGTTGCCGCCCCTCAATCGACTACTGAAACAACTATCCCTTTGACCCTAAGCCAAGGTGGTGTGGATATTTACTTCAATAGCTCGGAGCGCACATTGTCTTTGACTCGACTCGAAGATAAGCTGCAAGCGGCTATGGCTTCAGTAGTCAACGAGATTGACCGCCGTTGCTTGGATATGGTGCATTACCAGACATTTAATGCGCTGAACCCAGCATTGACCAATCCAAATACGCAAACATTGGCATTGGATGCTGTTACGTCTATCAACCAGCGGCTGGACGAAATGGCAGCCCCCCGCGATAAGCAGCGTTCGCTAACATTGTCTCCAAGCCTGAATGCAAAATTGATTACTGGCTTTGCTGGCTTGTTCAATAACCAGCCAAAACTGAGTGAGCAATATGGCTCTGGCGTGATGGTTGATTCGTTGGGTATCAAATACCACATGGACCAAAACATCGCCACGCATACCAACGGTGCGGCGACAGCCACAAACATTAACGGCTCTGGTCAATTCGGCAACACATTGACTGTTGTGGCAACAGCGGGCGGGACATTGACTCGCGGCACGATTATCACATTGCCGGGAGTATTCGCTGTCAACCCGCAAAGCCGTGGCAGCACTGGCAGCTTGGCTCAGTTTATCGTTACTGCTGACGTTCCAGTTGGGTCAACATCTATCCCAATCAGCCCCGCGATTATTCCAAGCGGCGTATTCCAGAACGTCACAGCATCACCGACTACTGGACAGCCTTATGCAATCTTTGGCGCAGCAAGCACTAGCTATACATGCTCTGTTGGCTACCACAAAGATGCGTTCACCTTGGCTTCTGTGCCTATGTGGATGCCTCCAAAGGGCAACGGCGTGGTGGATGTGCACCAAGAGCAAAGCAACGGCTTGAATCTGAAAGTTACAGAGGGCTATGACTTCCAGAATGACGTGAGCGTTATGCGTATTGATATTCTGTGGGGCATCGCCGCAACCTACCCTGAACTCTCTGTCAAATACGCGCTTTAATCAACCAGCCCCTAGATAACCTCTGGGGGCAAATCACTGGAGAATAAACATGATTCTGTTATCTAAAGCATACAAAGGTTACGCTGCTGGCACCGTTGTGCAGTTCATTACATCCGAAGAGGCATCTTTGATTGTAGCTGGGTTAGCAACAGCAACCACATTGCCAGTAACTGCTGGGAGCGTCACTGCGAACACCGTTCAGGGGCGAGCGGCGGTAGCAGCTGGGGCTACAAACGTTGTGATTACTAACAACTTGATTGATGCGAACACAAAGATTTTTGCATCAATTGCGCAGGCAGTTGCAGACACCACCGCAACTGCGATTGCTAGTATCGTTCCTGCCGCTGGTTCTGTTACAATCACCATGAATGCAGCGGCAACTGCAAACACCGTGATTGATTGGTCTGTGTTGAACCCGACAGGGACTTATATCACGCACTAAGCATGTAATCCCCGCCTCTAACGCAGTGATGCGCTGAGGCGGCACAATTCAAAGGTAAGACGATGGCTACTGCACAAACTATCATCAATGACGCTCTTAAAGAGCTTGGGGTTTTAGCAGAGAACGACACCCCATCGGCTTCCATGTCAAATGATGCGCTACGCGCATTAAATCGCCTTATGGAGAAGTTCAGCAACGACCAATCGTTCGCTTACTATCCAAATCAATACCAATGGGGTCTAACTGGTGAATCGTCATTTACCATTGGTCAAACAGGTCAATTAGTCGCCGACCGCCCAATCAAGATTGAAACAGCAACAGTTGACCGCCAAGGCGTAAGCTATCCAGTATCGGTAATTGATAACCAAAAATGGGACGCAATCGCATTCAAAGGTACAGTTGGCGGACTTCCTTCGGCTATCTTCTACGAAGGAACATTCCCTAATGGCACTGTTCACGTCTTCCCACTAGCTTCTGGATGTACGCTGAACATGCGGGTTATCAATACCGTTGCTCGCTTCCCAAGCCTAGGCACTGAGCTCGCCATGCCACCCGGCTACGAAGAAGCTCTTATCAAAAATCTAGCTGTTAATATCGCCCCGCAATATCCATCTGGCGCGCTTAGCCAACTCACGATACAGGCTGCTCGGTCATCATTGGAATATATCAATCGCACTAACAATGTAATCCCTACCATGACGATTGACCCAGCCATTAGCGGACGTTCTGGCGGGTCTTTTGCGCGCTTTATGGGCGGCATGTAATGGCTTCATTGTTTGAAACGCTAATGGCTGCGCAACAGGCTGAAAATCAGTCTGCCATGACGCATAGGGATAATTACCAGAATGACAAGGCTCGCGCTAAGGCATGGGCTGAAACAAAACGCGCCCCCAATAGCCTAGCTCAAGGGCTATTTTCTGGAATTACAAGCATACCAGTCGAGACTGCGAATATGGTACTCAAGCCTTTTGGTCTTGGTTCTGAGCATCCAGTTGGTGGGCTTCATTCAATCGGGCAGGCGATAGGTGCAGACACAGAAAGCGTGCCATTTAACATAGGCTCAATGTTGCCACTTAGCCCCGAGCAACTTGCAATGGGTGCAAAGCTATTTGTTCCAGCCATTGCAGCGGCGGCAGGCGGTACAGCAATCGCAAGCCGAGCAAGTGAAGGGGCGAATCTATCAAGACTGGCAGAAGCATTCCCAAGTCAGCGTGGCATATTCGCTGGCGTGAAAGCTAAAAACGCACAATTAGACCTGCTTGCAAAGGCAGAAGAGCTAAAGGCTGCTGGCGTACCAGATAGAGATATTCATGCACAAACGGGCTGGTTCTTTGGGAGTGCAGATGGTAAGCCTAGGTTTGAGATACCTGATAACAAATCCATGTATGACAAAGATGCGCTTGCTGAGTTAAAGGAAAATCCTGACTTCAACTACAAATCAGACACTACGCCAATGGGTGGCGTACTTGGTCATAAACAACTATACAAAGCATATCCAGATGCAGGTGATATTCCCGTTCACTTTATGCCTGTTGATAATATGAAAGGTGCAGCAGGCTCGTATTCAGAAAACCTAGACAGAATAACATTGCAGGATACACCTATAGATCAACGCTCGTATTCACTCCACGAACTCCAACACGCAATCCAACAGCGAGAGGGATTCGCTAGAGGTGGGAGTTCTGATAATGCTTTTATGGCTATGGGTGGGAAAAAATTTAGAGATTTAGTTGATGAAATCAAGCCATCCGTTAAACAATTAGGATTGGATGAAAGTTCAACTAATTTGACGGCATGGGAACGTGCAAGAGTTACGGCTTATCAACGCCTAGCAGGAGAGGCCGAAGCCCGTCTAACACAAGCTAGAATGAACATGACACCAGAACAGCGCGCTGCATCATACCCGCCAGATATGTATGATGTTCCCGTCAAAAACCAGATAGTCAGATATGGCGATGGTCAAGCGATGAGCGTAAATAATCCAGCGCACGAGCAAACTCACGAAGAATTAGTAAAAAAAGCCGAGCGAACATTAGCTAGTATTAAAAACAGCCTTACCGATGAACAACATTTAGCCGTTTTTGGTGAGAATAAGCCTGCCAATTTTGAGGCTTCATTTCTTTACAATAAAGCCAGAACTGCCGACCAATTTGTTAAATTAGACGCAAAGCCAAACAAATACCAGCTAAATCCAGATTACAACTCAAGATATATAAATGGAGTTGACGGGGAGATTGCAAAGTATGACGATAGTGGGTTGCCCACTCCAGGCCAGTACAGGAGGATTTTAAGTGACCAAGAAAAAGAATCTGCGCGCACCAAGCGGCAATGGGATGAGCTTGTACAAGATGGAGCCAATCAGGATGCGGCTCGCGACGCAATCCGTTCCTCCGCGCATCGGGACGTACAGCCCGCCCCCGAAGTACTTAGTGACGAAGAGTGGCTAAGGCAATTTGAGGAGGCTGGCGGCGCGCGCAATAGTAGCGTAAGCCAAAAAATTAGTAGCTACATAACAGACGGATTGCATAATTCAGATATTCCCGAGATTCGCAAGGTATATGCAGATGCAATGCAAAATCGCC